TCTTTCGTAGAATAGTTATATACAATTGTATTTGAAAGTGTTCTTTGTCCCAAATCATACCGTAGTGGTGCTACGTAAAAGGAGTTTGCGGTAACCATAGGAAACATCTCCCCCGTCGCATTGAGGACGACGGTGTTTTCCGGCTGGTGATCTGCGGTCCATTTACCTAACCTGACTCTCTCTGAGCGGTCGATGGTATTGAGATTCTTCACCATTTAATATATGAACGTATTTTAATTTGCGTAAAGGATCCCTGCCATGCCGTTATTTATTCGTAAAATATTGTAATTTACGGCAAAAATATCATCATCTATATCTAGATTCTCGCTCCATAATTTGACTGAATTTAATCTACTAAAATTAAGTGTCCCCGTGGGCTGTAAGCTATTTGTTTTTAAACAGAATGGGTATAAGAAAAAGTCTGGAGTAGTGACATTTTCTGTGTGATAATACGCACTCGCATCAATATAGTGCGGTTTTGCATATTTCATAACTCCTATATCGGTTCCATTTACACTCAGCTTTATTTTGTTACTCGGTGATGTAAGAGCCGACGATAGAGTTGTATTTGTAGACGCAATATACTTGACTGGGTGGTTAAAATATAATTCCTGAATCTTTTCTCCCGACGCTGTATTTTGTTGTACTTGTTGAATTAAGATATTCTGGGGTTCGGATGCGAGTTTTATTCTTTCTTCCTCTTCGAGGTAGTAAAAATTCGCATGACACTCCCATTCATAATCTGCCGCACTGGTTCCCCATTCGATAAGAATTTCGACTTCATGATAAGATAAAGCACAAAGAGGTATTGCCGATTGTGCGTTTTCACAATGAAAGAAGCGGAAGGGATAAAAATATGAACGCGTACTTTTACCACCATGGGGCCCATTCGCACTTCTCGACGTATTTGTGGCCATTGTATCTATGGCAATCTTTTCACAGAAATCGGAAGTTTGTTTATCGATAACGTGACCACCAATTAAGAGGCTGGCACTTTTAATTAAAGTTGTCCAATCCGGCGAATCCTTAGCTTCGCCGTTTTGTGAGATACATAAATATGCATATCCCAACAAATCACCCGATTTATCAAAACGGATTTTGGATGAAGATCCACTATTCACTGCCCCCTGTATGGTTTGTTCTTCGAGCGACTGTGAAAAGTTTGAATGTCTCTTGTAAGAAGATACGAAATACGAGACTTCTGGATCGCCTGTGATTTGTTCGTTTTGCGAACCCACAGCAGTCAATTGTACAATTCCAGAAGACATGTTATAATAACTAAAGTTTATTTTTTGACTAGAAAGGTTTCATGTTTCTTTTCAGACACTTAAATCGCATAACAAACACGGCATCCTGGACACTCGCCGGTGTGCCATTTTGTTTGTCGAGGTCGAAAGTTAAGCGATCGAGTTTGAGAATAGGTGTTATAAATTGTTGTTCGATGTCGTAATCATCCCGGAAAAACACAGCCTTTTGACCGTTGGAACCACCGTGTAATTGATGCTGGCACATGATAGTACCGAACACACATTCGATGTTGGAACTCGCCGCAGAAAGGTCCGCCTTTGCTGTTTGACTGAATGTAGATCTGAGTTCGTCTATTGTGATATGGATGCATCGTTGAGCATCACCGTTCGTATTGAGGGAGGCTGCCATTAATTTTGCTTCTACAACATTTTCGAGGGGCTTGGGTAAGAAAGCCACAAAGTTCGTGTTGTTACCATGACTTAAATTATCTATGACCACCGTATGTGTTTCATATTCTGTGTCGGGCAGTGTCATCGTCCTGTCTATTATTATACTCCTAGATTAAAAGTCCGCCAATTCCATCCACAATTTCATAATTGGCACTGTCCTCGACGGATTTTTGTCCTCCGCATACACCACCTGGTGTGAAGGTTTTTCTATTGCCTCCCCGTCGGGTATAGTATGCCGACTTTTCTCCGGGGCCGGGAATACATGCGATATCATCTTCGAGGGCATTTATTTTTGTGTCTCCAGCCGGTTTAACTGTTATCGGCTTCGGTAAGTATTTATCACTTTTTCGATTTATAACATACAGGACTAATATCAAAGCTACCAATCCTATACTAACCGCAACTCGGACTCGGTCTGGGGTATCCATTATATAATGACTTAATATTATATTTTACAATAAAGTGCGTTAAAGATAATTTAATACTTTCAAGTTAAAGAGTAGATGGACGAAGAGATAACACTCGATCGTGGAAATGCTACTGTGATGAAATTGGATGATGATGAACAGGCCATCATGGACGAGATTCAAATTTCGGCGCCGAGAATTCAAAAGCCCAAGAGACCAACAAACAACAGACCGATGGGGAGAGCGCCCGCTTCATCTCATCAGGAAGCACTTGATGCTTTTGTAAATCCAAATAAACAAACTGAAATGCCCCGACAACAAGAAGAAGAAATTGATTATGGCGAGGATCCCACATTTATGGGAGATGATGATGCTTACGGTGGAGGTGGCAATGATTACGGTGGTCAAGAACAGGAGGAACGACCGTCTCCGAATTTTGCAACCATCGACGACGAGAAGGCCGATCTCATGAATAAGATTGCTAGGTTAGAGAAAAAGGGATTTTCGGTGAATAAACGTCTCACGGCGTATTCGCCCGTGGATGAGCTTCGTGCCGAAGTGAAAAGGGTGATGTATTCTATTGAGGTTGATCAATCGGTTCGTTTCTCCAAGCGTATGTTGATTGCTTGTGTCACGGGTCTCGAATTCCTTAACAAACGTTACAACCCATTCGATCTTCAACTCGATGGTTGGAGCGAATCAGTAATGGAAAACCAGGACGATTACGATAGTGTCTTCGAAGAATTGTACGTTAAGTACCGAACGAAGATGCACGTCGCTCCGGAAGTTAAGTTAATACTCATGCTTGGCGGCTCCGCCATGATGTTCCACTTGACCTCTACAATGATGAAATCCTTACCGAACATGGGAGATGTTTTGAAACAAAACCCGGAGATGATGAAAAATATGATGCAAGCGGCTCAGAACATGGGCAAAGCTCAGACGGCAGTACCCCCGGCCACACAAAGTCCCGACGTTGATGTTGATGATGCTCCGTCGTCGGGTCAATATGAGATGCAGGGCCCGGGCATTGATCTTGGAAGCCTGATGAGTGGTATGGTTGGCCCGCCGCTACCGGTTAATACTACCCCGGAAGTTCCAAAGGAGACGACTACCACCACTACCAAGATTCCGGTCGTGGAAGATGATATCTCCGATATCGTTTCCATCTCAGGAGAATCGACTGGCGGCGAGGTCAAGGAAGTTTCAATTTCTGCGCCGGCGACCAAGAAGCGAACCCGAAGAAAAAAGAAAACTGAAATTAATCTCTAAACCTAGAGTATGATAGGGTACGCTTTCATCGAGGAAGAGGAACCGCCGACACCAGAACAAGTTAAAAAAGTGTCTAAACCTGTCAACCAATCTGACCCTAAAGGTTTGGAAGATACCGAGTGTAATTATCTAGTATTGTTCTTTATTTTAGGAGTTGCGTTATTGGCAGCAACAGACAGGCTGCAATAAGCACTACTTAAAATAAGATGTTAATTTCCATGTTTGGAGTGTTATTTTAATTCGCAAATAAAACTCCTGCCATTCCCTTATCTATTCGTAATATATTATAATTTACCGCATAAATTGTAAGTTCTTCCGTTTCTGCGCGCTCGTACCCCTTTTTCACATTTCTTAGAATGAGTTTTGCGTTATCGAGTCGGCTGAAATTGCATGTCCCCGTTGGCTTAAAACTGGAAGCATCTAGACAGAAGTTATACGCAAAATACCTAGTATAAAATGGACAATCTTTGTCTTCATCATATTGGATAATTCCGAATTTTGTATGATTGTAATTTTGTACGATGTGGAAGTATAGAGGACTCATATTTTCCAATAAAGGTGTTCCGTTGATTTGGATATCGGCACTTTTAAATGTCAAATAGTCTTTTTCAACGACCGCCTGTTTCGTTGTATAACCAAAAAACAGAGACTTTACGGGGTGGTTAAGTTGTGAGAGATCGATGTCATTATTTCCGTTTGTGACCGTTACATATGTATTAGAGGCTAGATTTGCTAAATCATATTCAGCCAATTTTTGGTCGACCACCAATTGTTGGGCGTTTATATCTTCGGGTACTGGTGGAGTAGCGGTTTGTAATGCATGTAATGCTACATTAGCTTCGTTGAAGTCATTCAGAGCTTCTGTTGCCCTTTCTTCGTAAAATTCGGTATCATCACAATCAAGTGTCTTTTTAATTTGTTGGCATTGGGTGATAATAATATCCATCTTCTTACTCGTAAAGCGTCTTCGTTCTTCTGCGTCGAGGTAAATGTAGTTTCCGTAACACCGGATATTTTGAGCACTTGCTCCCGGGGCAAAGTCTATTTTAATCTCAACCTGATGGAATTGTAATGCGACAAGGGGGATGAATGAATTATTATCACCGAAAAAGTAATGAAGCGATAAAAAGTTAGGATTTGTTGTCGAACATTTATTGTTAATTTCTTGGGATTTTGTGTATGTATCTGCCATGTAATTTTGCCATATATCACTACTGTAATCAAAATCATATGAATCAACCTTTTGACCCCCAATATAGAGGGAAAATTTAGCACCGAAGAAGGAATTCAGTAGATTTGTCCCTTCAAACCACATCGCATTTAACAAATCTCCCCAAACTGGCACTATAATAGAAACGTCTTCAGTAGATATTTCTTTTATAAGCTTCGGGGCTTGTGAAAAATTGGTATGTCGTTGATATTTTAAGTTGAAGAAACTCATACCTTCCGACGTTGTTAAATACACATCTTGTGCACCTTTGCTTACTAACTCAACCAGAGCACCTGACATCGGTATATATTTATAATGTACATTATAAAAACAGACACTTTCCCTGAGTGAATGCAGTGGGTGATTCTGCGTCATCGATCTTATTTAGATTTGTGGGTAAATTGAACCCTCCCTGTCTATATATTTTCAAACGTTTGAAGTACATAGCACTTAGGATCGACCATGAATCGTGAATATCATAGATGTGAGGATTATTCTTTTTTCCTGCTGTTTCTCTCATTATCCTTCCTATGCTTTGTGTAATATCGGATTTGGGTGTCGCCAGAATGACTGTATCTAGGGATGGTATGTCCAAGCCCTCATGTGCCTGACTGAATGTGGCAAAAATGATCTTTTTCTTACTGGATTCTTGGAGATCTTTTTCTTTCATGCCTCCCATGTAGAGTCCCGAATTTTTGGGGAAGCATTGGTGTAACATCTCACAGTGGAGTCGCCTCTCACTGAGAACCAATAACTGTCTCGTACCCGATGACGCCTTTTTGACAAGGTTTACTAGCATTATATTTCTCTCCCTGTCTTCTGTTAAATTTGTTATCATTGTGGGGAGAGATATCTTACCAAAGCGAGTACAAGGTGGTGGATTTTCATATGCCTGTGATTTATATACTATGGGAAATACATCTACTTGATCCTGATTCTTTCTCTCTATAGACACAATAGTTGGCCCCATGAACCAATGAAGAACCTTCGTGAGTCCATCTTTTCTTTGTGGTGTTGCTGACAAACCAAATATATGTCTCGGGCATAATTTGAATAGTGACTGTGAAAAGGTTCGGGCACAAATGTGATGAGCTTCGTCAACTATCAATGTACCTATACTTTCAAAGTCTTTGAAACTGTATTCTCGTTGTGTTAAGGATTGTAACATCGCAATAACGAAATCGTATCCTTCTACTTGTAGTTTATCTTGTTGTACTATACCTACCTTCGAACCCGGACAAAATTGATGTATTCTTTCTCTCCATTGGTCAGCTAGGAATTGTTTATGAACTATAATCATTGTTCTGTATCCCAATTTACTCGCGATGGCTAACGAAACGGTGGTCTTGCCATACCCACAGGGAAGGGAGATGATACCTGAGCCTCTTTCAACAGCCCTATTACAGCTCTCAACCTGATGGGTTTCATTTCGAAGTTTTCCGCGAAAAACGATAGAAGCCCTGGCCGGTTCTGGTCTTCTGTCTTCTCCTGGAGCCCCCATTTTATCAATTCCGTAGAATCTTGGAATGCACACTCCATTCTTCGCTGGTTTAAATACTTTGAAAGGCGGTGGAGGAAATCCATATTCGTTATTACACAGGGGTCTTACTGTTAAGTCCTTTTTTATTTCCGGAAGTCTGTCACTGGTAAGGTATCCAGTGCGTGTTAGTATACCCATCGCGTTATTAGTTTAAAGAATAAAAACTTTATATAATATATTATAGTACAATGCCGATTCTTAACGTCGAGGAGAATATCAAGAAAATCAGTGAATCCATCGCCGCGGCGACACAGGAGGTCCTTCGTATGGAGGGTGCCTTGCGAGTTTTCCAAGGATTTAAGGAAGGCGGCCTCGAGGAAGTTGATATTCCGAATGTCCCGGAAGGTGCCACTCCGGTTGATGCACAGACGCCGACCATTCCGGAAGAACCGGAAGCCGAAGAAGAAGTCACTGAAACGAATTAATTGAATCCACCACCCATGAATATCCCGAATGATTTCCAATATTCCACACTCCCCTAAATGATATATCAATTTCTATTTCATCATTCGTTACAAGAGATTGTACAGGTTTTGAACCAATAACCTTACACATGACTCTCCTGTAACGAAATGGTACTTTTACGGTCAAGATCTTTCCATCGAGAGGATTTTCTATAATAGAATTATTCAATTTATGGGCATTTCTTTCATGCATACGTTGAATAATTTCAGATGAGGTTCTAGCCAATAGAATTCTCATGTACTTTTTGTCATTGTGTTCATACATCGATTGATGAACGTGACATAAGAACTTCATTGTTTTCTATTTTTTCTTATTCCATAAGCTATAAGTATTATTATTGTAAAAAGTAAGACGTGTGACAATTTTAACGGTTTGAGTGCTTTGCGTGTTCCAAACGTTTGATGACAAAACGTTCTTCCTACTTCTGTGCCACCTTCTATACTAGAGTACGGAGTATCTCTTGGAGACATCAATCCACACAACGCAACCTTTTTACACTTTCCAAAATATGGAACTTGTCCATGGACACTCAAAACACCGGACGTTTGATTGATTCTCCATTTTTCGCCGGTCCATGTGGATCCCCAACTAAAACGCATATTTTTGGGTTTGGGGACACCGACATTTTTGAGCTGTTTCCATACCTCCTTCAAGAATTTTTCTGGATCCGTTTTCATTATCTCGTCGGTGAGAGTTACCATCGTACATGATATGGTCTTACCATCAGCTAATACAACCGGGTAAAGTTTCCATGGAGTATGCATCGATATGTATAAATCGTCGTCTATTTTAATGGGTTGATCGTAATCTAATAATACGTTTATGGCTCCATACGCACTTTCACTAATTTGTTTCACCGCATCGGATCCCCAATTATCTTCTATTAATTTGAGAGCTGGTTCGTGATCCACACATATAACCAACATACCATCGTTTATTTCCGTTCCGTCACTAAATGTTCCTATATAAGAATCGTCCCCATATTCAACCTTTTCGAGTGTCTTATTAAATTTGAATTTTGCTCCTTTTTCTATTAATGCTTTCTTCATGGCTTGGCCCATAACCAATCCAGATACACGTTGTGTGTATTGTTGCGAAAGACTCACATGATCAAAACTACCCATGAGACCAAACACCGACATTGTATCCCACCCAACACCATCGATTTGATGCGTCATCGCACGAAGAACTCGCTTTCCAGATTTGGACATACGAGTTTTTGTGGCATCTTCGAGAGATATTTTCTTATATCTAGCCGGATTGATCATGGCCTTGAGATAGAGATCTAAAAGAGTCACATAGTCCTTTAAGAACATGTTCTTCATGATAAATGAATAGTCATAGTAATTTCGAACGAACAAATCGTCCCAATTTATACCCATCTCTTTGAGAGAGCTTTTAAAATTAACATACGAACCAAATGCTAATTTATGAGAATGCAAATCTCTGTACTCTGTACTCGGTTCCCACCATGAACCGCCCGCATCTTCCTTCTTGTCATAAATTACCACTTCGTGATTTGTAAAGTTGAGAAGTTCCCATGCAACGGACAGCCCCGATGGGCCTGCTCCGATTATGTGAATTCTCATTCTAATGTATATCTATATTTTTAAATGAACCCAGTCTTCTTGCGTTCTTCCTTCGTCTTGAAAGCATACAAAATACCCAAGAATACCAAGACCGAAACCAACGCAATTTCGATGTCCTGACTGGCGGTGAGCGCAATCATCATGAGGGAGACGAAACGGAAGGTCGGACTGTCAAATAATTTTTGGACGTTCGTGGGAATGGTAATCGCATTACCGGAGAAAAGACCTTGGTAAAGCACCAACAGAGTAAAAATCAACGGAACTCGGAGACCACGTTCAATCGGCCTGGACACCGGTCCAAGGAAGTCTTTGGGGATAATCATTGTACTATTTGTAAATATTTTAATTTAAAAAATAAAAAACCTAATGATACTATAGGTATGGTTATACAATCGGGTAGTTTAAAGATTCCCTCATTACCAGTTTTACCAAGAAAACCATCTAAACAAAAAATAAAGACCTGGAAATTTGCCGGTAGATATTTATGGAAATCTAAAACTGTTAAAGACCAGGGAGAACTTGGTAGATGGACTTGCGATGAGCTTATTAAATTGGGTCCCACATTTGTAAAATTAGGTCAGATTGCTAGTTCCCGTGGTGATTTATTTCAACCGGAATTTACACGGGAATTAGAATCTCTACAGGACGCAGTTCCGGCCATGCCGGTAGAAGGAATGGTAGATATGGGGGATTTTGAGGAGTTTGATTTAAAACCATATAAATCAGCAAGTATAGGTCAGGTACATAGAGCTAGGTTAAAAAATGGAAAAGATGTAGTTGTTAAGATTAAAAGACCCAACATATACGAAATACTCAAAACAGATACAGATAATGTATTGGAAATCGTTAAGTTTTTTGAGTGGATAGGTATAGATACTGGGACGGGTACGGGTATTGCTTTAGAAGAGTCTGTAGATTACTTATTAGGGGAGGCGGATTATGAACAAGAAATAGACAATGCTGTAAAATTTAGAAAGGGAATGAAAGGTGTATCATGGATTAAAGTTCCCAAAGTGTATAAAAATCTGTCAAATCAAGACAGAATTGTAATGGAATATGTAGAATCAACCAAAGTAACCGAACTGAAGAATAAGAAGATCAACAAAAAGAAGGTATGTGAAGCTATAATAAATTCATACTTGATTCAAACCATGGATAAGGGATTCTTTCATGGGGATCCCCATCCCGGAAATTTGGGTATTTCCGAAAAGACTGGGAAGTTAGTCTTTTATGATTTTGGACTTTTGATAATTATATCCGAGCGACTTCGCGAAGGATTTACGAATATACTTGTACATATAATAAATAAGGATACCACAGCCATAGTAAATGAATTAGTTGAGATGGGTGTAATTGTCCCCACATCTTCCGAATTAACAGATATTGCGGCATTTTTCCGTTCTATACTAAATTATCTCGAAACTTTGGATGGTGGTGTGATCGTAAATGATGATTTTGCCGCCCAATTAGCACAAGAAAAGCCATTTACTGTTCCATCGAGTTTTATATATTTGGCTAAAAGCTTTAGTATTATAGAGGGTATATGTAAGGAATTGGATCCCGATTTCAATTATTTTACGTATCTAGAGCCAATGATACAAGATGAGATAGAGGACGCTGTATCTTTGGGGGAAATGATAACAACCACTACGGAAATGCCGAGTAGAGTGAGAGATATAAGTACAGCTGTATTAGGATTAGAAAAATCACGGGCACAGATGAAGCGCATCATGAATAAGACCGGAAGAGAGGTTAGATTTGCGCAATATAGTATATTAGTGTCTATTCTTGCCGCGCAAACTGAACACACTCCACTGACAATCTTGTGTGTGGCTACGTCTATATGGCTTACTATGTCATCACAAAAGTAATACTATTTTTACATATTGGAAAACAATATGGGAAAATAATGGTTGTTTAATTTACTTTTCAAAGACATCTATGGTTTCAACAGCCTTGGATTTCTTCGTTTTCGGCTTAGATTTAGATTTATTGGCTTGGAAAAATTTTTTGTGGTCATCAAATATTTGTCTAGACCGACGCTGTTCTTCCCGTGCGACTTCTCGCATTTTCTCTTGGATATTGGTGATATCCGTTTGTTTTTTCATTTTTTGACCAAACTTCTTGAATCTCTTTTGAGTAGAGCCCAAAGTCCCACTCGCTGACGACGCAACAATCGATAACATTTTTGCAGGTTAACTTGTGGCAACATTATTTTTTTCATCATGTTTTTCGCATCCACCTTCTGTCGTCAGCTTTTCAAAAAGGTTTAATTTTTTTAGCTTTTCTTCAAATTCTCGTCTTTCGCCGGGTGACGTCAGTGTCCCACCATTTCGGATAGCTTCTATTTCGGGGCCGGTGAGCTGGATCGCATTGATTCTGAAATCCATAAATGCTTCCATCGTTATGGGAAGGAGGTCTTTTATTAGGTCATAGATAGCATTGGCATATTCGCGAATTTCCTGCTGCGCACCCGGTTCCATCCTGAGATGAAGATAATGCAATAAATTGTGAAGATTGATTTTCCAATAGAATTCGGTATATGTAGATTGAGGTAAGTTTCCTCTGGACTGTTCTCTACAACATCCAGATTCTAGAAGCTCTTCATATACGTCAAATGAATTTCCCAAGTGTTTATTTACTTTTTGGACAAGTTCGTCCGGTACATCAACCTCTCCTTCCGATCCCTGTCTATTTACCACCGACTGCGCTCTCATAACATCCGGTTCATAGTAATCTCGGGGAACAACAGAGTACCGCGCAGATAATTCATTTATACTGGCAGTTCTGTGTCGCATGTGTTGTCGCGCGATGTAGATCGGCATTTTGATATGAAATTTGAAATCGACCATTTCGAAGGGGGTTGTGTGCCAGTGTCTAAGGAGATATCGAATAAGTCCTCTGTTTCCTCGCGATGTCTTTGTTCCATCTCCATAAGAGACACGTGCCGCTTGAACGATGGATAAATCCAAATCTTCCCGAGGCATGTGGTCAACGAGTCGTACAAATCCAAAATCCAAGACTTTTCTGAATCCGTCATCGTCTTGCATTTTTGTGTTATATATTTCTTACGACTTAAATCTTTAATGCTGTATAAAGATTTAATACCTGTTTGTAATAATAATGTCAGAAACTTGGATTACTCGCCCAAGCCTAGCACGGGTGTATCGTAGATCTTCGTGGAAAAATGGAAGGTTCAAACATCCACGAACAAAACGGATTCCGAATTATAAGATTACGGTAGAATCTCCGGACGGATTCGAATCATACGACATTGATGGCGGGGCACCCATTTTGGATAATCTTGAAGATCAAGGATTCGAAATGCCGTATTTGTGTAGGGTTGGTATGTGTGGAACCTGTGTGTCAAAAATGGTTCATGGGCGAATTGAACAGAGAACGGCGGGCATTCTTTCTAAATCCGATCGTCTCGAGGGTTACATACTCCCGTGTATTTCTCACGCAACTGGTGATTGTCTGATCAAAACACACGACGCCGGTAAATTTTCATTTAACAGTGGTGAATATGATTTTATTACATATCCTTCGCCACCGGATGATACAGATTCTTATTAAGATTTATTCCATCTCATTTTTTAGTTCATCTATATTTTTATAATATCTATGCAAGTCTTTCATAAATCTTTTATTGTTCTCTACATCTAATTTATTTTTTAGTAAATAAGCTAAATTTGATTTAGAATATTTAGTATTTTTTTGATTTTCGTTTGGTTTTCGTGGAATAACTTTTGTTACCTTTTTCTTCTTTTTTGTACTCGTGGGTTCTACTCTATTTACAAAACTCAATGCTTGCATGATCGTATCGGCCAAATCGTCTTTCTTTTTCGAACTTTCAAAAATTTCTACCCAATGTTTATTTACATCGTCTCTGTTTATAAAGGCACGACAACGTTCAATCGAGACCTTTTTACGTTGAAGATATTGAGACCTACCCGGACCAGCAACATCTGGTATTTTATGACGGGCGTCGTATATTATAGTTTCGGCGGTGGGGTGTTTAATAATGAAATACGCATGTAAAAAATGCATAACGGAGACCATCTTCTTATTGCGCTCCGGTTGTTTCTCTATTAATACTATTTTGGGTTCAAGAACCCATGGTCTTTCGTCTAGATGTTTTCTTAAAGAAACATAGACACCATCTGAATGTTGTGGTGGGATACCAGATACGTCCCATTTAACAATTAAGTTTGATGTTTCATTAAGCATACACATAGCTAAATTTCTAATCCCGACATCAATGGAGAGAATCATTACATAAATATGTCTTTATCTCTTTAATATACGGCGGGAGGGGGTGCGCGAGGTCGGCCTTTAGGCATGAATTTTGCAACGACACTCAATATAATGAGGACGAGTATGATCATAAAAGGCATTTTAATTTTTTTCCATATGGGTCCGAGTACTTTACCCATGACATTCATACCGGCTTTTGCGGCTTGACCCGCAACATTTAAACCAGCTTTTGCGGCTTTACCCGCAACATTTGCCGCCGAACCGACCGCCTTTTTCGCCACATTTCCAACCGGACCAAGATCCAATTCTGTTATCTTTTCGCAGCCCTCTATGCAATGAGATTCGCATTTACCCTGACCCATCTCTTTGGTACATACGGGTTGATCTGGGACTGCACCGGCCGCCTTCACTTCGTCGAGTGTTTTGAATTGGAGTTCTGTTGATTTTATCTTCTTTTGGTCAAAGGCGTCCCAGTTTTTGGGGAGGCACACACTCGCACACTCCTTGACCCTTTTATCTCTCTCTTTGTATTTCTTATCCAAGAACA